CTAGGTTGTGAGTTTCTTAACAAGCCTACGCGTTACTACCTACGTATTCAGCGCTCATGCCAGCCTAGCCATAGCTTGACGAAAAAAATCGAGGGGGGGGGTAGGGCCCTGCACGGCCGGTCAAGCTGGGGGAAGGACCCACACAAAATTTTTATTTTTTCTATAGACTACCCCCACATTCCCACACCCCTTCATTAACTATGCAAACCCCTGTAATCATTGGAAACGCAACGCTTTATTTGGGCGACTGCATGGAAGTGCTGCCAACGCTACCAAAGGTGGATGCGGTGATTACTGATCCGCCTTATGGGATTAATGCCGCCAGAACCCGTAATAGTGCGAAAGCCGGGTGGGTTGATTACGGTTGCGATGGATGGGACTTAGAGCGCCCATCAAAGGAAGTATTTAATGCCATGCGGCGGGCGTCGGATGTGCAAGTAATTTGGGGTGGAAATTATTTTGCGGATTACCTTCCCGTTAGCCAACAATGGCTTTCATGGGACAAGGGCCAAGACGGTTTCTCGCTTGCAGATTTTGAGCTTGCGTGGTCAAGTCAAGACAAAGCCTGCAGGCGCATCAATTACTCACGGGCTTTAGCACTTAAAGACGGGAAACAACACCCAACACAAAAGCCCTTGGTTGTAATGCGCTGGTGCATTGAGCAGGTTAAACCTGCCTGTCAAACCATCCTAGACCCATTCATGGGCAGCGGCACAACAGGCGTTGCAGCTATCCAACTTGGACGCAAATTCATCGGCATTGAGCGTGAGCCGAAGTATTTTGAGATTGCTTGCAAGCGTATAGAGCAGGCGCAGGGGCAGGGGCAATTGTTTGAGCCTAATGTGAAGATTGCGGAGCAGGTTTCTTTTTTTGAGAAAGAGTGAGTTATGCAAACCCCCATCTACAAGCCCCAAGAAGAGCAGGAGCTAATGTCATTGGTCTGGAGTGACCGGATCAAGGATGACCCATTGGCTTTTGTGATGTATGTGTTCCCGTGGGGTGAGGCTGGGACTCCGTTGGAGCGTTTTCGGGGGCCGAGGAAGTGGCAGAGGGAGGTGTTGAATGATTTGAGGGATCACATCCGGGCTAACAAGGCTCTCAGGGATGCGAAGTTGCCGCATCAGAGCGAGGACGACATCGGCTACAAGGTTTTGCGTGAGGCGGTGAGTTCTGGGCGGGGGATTGGCAAGTCGGCGTTGGTGTCGTGGGTGGTGATATGGATGTTGTCAACGCGGATTGGGTCTACGACGATCATTTCTGCGAACAGTGAGCCTCAGCTGAGGTCGGTGACTTGGGCGGAAATCACGAAATGGTTGGCGATGGGGATTAACAGTCACTGGTTTGAGATCAGTGCGACGCGGGTTTTGCCGGCGAAGTGGTTAACGGAGTTGGTTGAGAAGGATTTGAAGAAGGGTACGAGGTATTGGGGGATTGAGGGTCGGTTGTGGAGTGCTGAGAACCCGGATGCGTACGCGGGGGTGCACAACTTTGACGGTGTGATGGTGATTTTTGATGAGGCGTCGGGTATTGACGATGCTATTTGGTCGGTGGCGACGGGTTTTTTCACTGAAAACACGCCAAATCGGTTTTGGTTGGCTTTTTCGAATCCGCGACGCAATGTGGGGTACTTTTTTGAGTGTTTTGGGTCCAAGAGGGACTTTTGGAACACGAAGGTGATTGATGCGCGGTCGGTAGAGGGTACTGATAAGGCTGTGTATGACCAGATCATTGAGGAGTACGGTGAGGATTCGATCCAGGCGCGGGTGGAGGTGTATGGGGAGTTTCCGGCTGCGGGTGAGGATCAGTTTATTTCGCCTGTTGTCATTGATGAGGCGATGTCGCGGCCGAGGTACAAGGATCAGACGGCCCCAATTGTGATTGGCGTGGATCCGGCGCGTGGTGGGATGGATTCGACGGTGATATTGGTGAGGCAGGGTCGGGATATTGTGTCGATCAAGAGGTATAAGGGGGACGACACGATGACGACGGTGGGGCATGTGATTGAGGCGATAGAGGAGTACAAGCCTACGTTGGTGGTGATTGATGAGGGCGGGTTGGGATATGGGATTCTTGACAGGCTGACAGAACAGAGGTACAAGGTTCGCGGGGTTAACTTTGGCTGGAAGGCTAAGAATCCTGTGATGTGGGGTAATAAGCGGGCCGAGATGTGGGGTGCGATGCGGGATTGGTTGAAAACTGCGTCGATACCGTCTGACCGTGGGTTGAGATCGGACTTGTTAGGGCCGATGAAGAAGCCGGATTCGTCTGGGACGATTTTCCTTGAGGGTAAGAAGGAGATGAAGGCTCGGGGGTTGGCAAGTCCTGATGCGGCTGATGCGTTGGCTGTGACGTTTGCGTATCCGGTGGCTCATCGGGAGTACAATCCCAAAAATGAGCGGCGCGTGAGTTATGGCGCTGGCGGCGGTGTGGTTAACTCTTGGATGGGGGCGTGATGGCGACCAAGAAGAATGTTTCTTTGAGTGTTGGACGTGGGGAGAAGTTGCCTGCGTCAAAAGGGGCCGGTTTGACTGAAAAGGGCCGGGCCAAGTACAACAAAGAAACCGGGTCAAACCTAAAGGCTCCCGCGCCAAAACCAAAGAGTGAGGCCGACAAGGGGCGCAAGGCAAGTTTTTGTGCTCGTATGAAAGGCGTTGTGGACAATGCAAAGGGCCCTGCTGAGAGGGCTAAGGCATCTTTGAAACGGTGGGAGTGTTAATCGTGAAAACGTGCTTTTGCTGCAAAACAGACAAGCCTTACAGCTTGTTTTTTAAGCATCATTTGACCACGGACGGTTACCATAGTTGGTGCAAAGATTGTTGCGCTGAAGGTAACAAACGGTCCAGAGCAAAGCAGAATTCCACAATTGAAGGCCGTGCAAGGGTGTTTTTGCAAAATGCCAAGAAAAGCGCAACTAAGCGTCAGCAAGTTTTTTCGCTTACTATTGGCGACATCGTAAGATGCTGGAAAGAACAGAACGGTGTTTGCGCTTACAGCGGTCGTCAAATGACATTGACTGCTGGTGAACTCAACACGGTGTCAATTGAAAGAATTGACAGCGCGGTGGGTTACACACTAGAAAACACAATTTTGGTGTGCCAAGCCATTAATCGCATGAAGTCAGATTTTGGTTTTGAGGACTTTTACAATTTGTGCCGAGATGTTGTCAATTTTCTTGGTGACGACGAACTTAAACTTGCTGTTGGAGATTACAAATGAGCAAGCCTGGCCTTTATTCTGCAATTCATGCCAAGCGCGAGCGTATTGCGGCTGGCTCTGGCGAAAAGATGAAAAAGCCCGGTAGTGCTGGCGCCCCAACGGCCAAGGCTTTTAAAGAGTCGGCCAAGACTGCCAAAAAGGGTAAATAATGCCACTTGTTAAGTCTAAATCTCCTGAGGCCTTCCGCAAAAATGTGAAGGCTGAGGTTGCTGCCGGCAAGCCTGTGAAACAAGCGGTTGCCATAGCGTACGCAACTAAACGAGCTGCTTCAACTACACCCAAGAAAAAATGAACCTTAAACCACTAAGCAATTGCGTATTGATTGAGCAGGACGTTGAGAAGTCTAGCGGGCTGATTATTTTGCCTGAGAGCAAGATTTCCAGTGGTGTGGTGGTTGCTGTTGGGACTGGTCTTCGCAAGGAAGATGGCTCGTTGGTACCGATGGATTTGGTGGTGGGTGACCGGGTTCTGTTTGGTGAGTATTCCGGTCAGAAGGTCAAGCATGATGGTAAAGAGTACCTTATGATGCGTGAGCCTGACGTGATTGGGGTATTGAATGGCTGATTTGAGTTCTGCGGGATCGGTGGCCAATGGCGGCAAGCGTGGCGGCAAGTCAGAATCTGACGTGCTGGCTACAGCTCGCGCTAGGCTTAATATGGCCATTTCCGCGTACTCAGAAAGCCGCGAAGATGAGATTGACGATCTTCGCTTCTTCGCCGGGTCGCCAGACAACCATTGGCAGTGGCCAGCCGATGTCTTGGCGACTCGGGGGGCTGTGCAGGGTCAGACGATCAATGCACGGCCTTGCTTGACCATCAATAAGCTTCCACAGCACGTTCGTCAGGTCACGAACGATCAGCGTCAGAATCGTCCTGCGATCAAGGTAATCCCGGTTGACGACAAGGCTGATACGGAAGTTGCTGACATCTTTGACGGGCTGATGCGTCATATCGAGTACATCTCTGACGCTGATGTGGCGTATGACACGGCCTGTGAGAATCAGGTGGCCTATGGTGAGGGCTACATTCGGTTGCTGACTGAGTACTGTGATTCGGATTCGTTCGACCAGGACATCAAGATTGGCCGGGTGCGCAATTCCTTCTCGGTGTACATGGATCCGACGATTCAGGATCCGTGCGGCTCGGATGCCAAGTGGTGTTTCATCACTGAGGACATCCTCAAAGAGGATTACGAGCGGATGTTCCCGGATGCCAATCCTATTTCGACGTTGCAGACGTTGGGGGTGGGTGATCAGTCGTTGGCTCAGTGGGTAAACGAGGACACGATTCGGATTGCAGAATACTTCTACGTTGAGCACGAGAGCAAGACGTTGAATCTGTACCCGGGCAATGTTTCTTTGTTTGAAGGCTCTGCCGAAGACAGGAACATGAAGGCGATGGGCATGAAGCCTGTTCGCACTCGTAAAGCTGATGTTCAGAAAGTCAAGTGGTGCAAGATCAATGGCTACGAGATTCTGGAAGAGCAAGATTGGGCTGGTAAGTTTATTCCTGTGGTGCGGGTTGTTGGCAACGAGTTTGAGGTTGATGGTCGTATCTATGTGTCGGGCTTGGTTCGCAATGCCAAGGATGCTCAGCGCATGTACAACTATTGGGTTAGTCAAGAAGCTGAAATGCTTGCCTTGGCTCCAAAGGCCCCCTTCATTGGTTACGGCGGGCAGTTTGAAGGCTACGAGCAGCAGTGGAAGACTGCGAATACGCAGAACTGGCCGTATCTTGAGGTTAATCCGGACGTTACGGACGGCCAAGGTGCAGTCTTACCCTTGCCTCAACGTGCCTTGCCTCCAATGGCCCAGACAGGCCTTATTCAGGCCAAGATGGGCGCTTCGGACGACATCAAGAGCACGACGGGTCAGTATGATTCGAGTCTCGGGGCAACCAGCAATGAGCGGTCTGGCCGGGCTATTCTCGCGCGCGAGAAGCAAGGCGATACGGGCACGTATCATTACGTAGACAATTTGGCTCGCGCTGTGCGCCACATTGGTCGTCAGATCATTGACATGGCTCCCAAGATTTATGACACCCAGCGCATTGCGCGGATTATTGGCTTGGATGGTGAGACCAAGATGGCCAAGATTGATCCTACGCAGCAAGAGCCTGTGCGTAAGATTGAGGATCAAGCGGGCATTGTGATCGACAAGATCTACAATTTGGGCGTTGGCAAATACGATGTTTGCGTCACGACTGGCCCGAGCTACATGACCAAGCGCCAAGAGTCTTTGGATGCGATGAGCCAGTTGTTGCAGGGCAATCCGCAGTTGTGGGCGGTGGCTGGTGACTTGTTCATCAAGAACATGGACTGGCCTGGGGCTGAGGAGATGGCCAAGCGGTTCTCTAAGACTATTGATCCTAAGTTGCTGTCTGACGATGACAAGACGCCAGAGTTGCAGGCTGCTGAACAGCAGATCCAGGCGATGGGTCAAGAGATGGAGCAAATGCACCAGATGCTGAAGAATGTTCAGCAGTCTATGGAGGCTCGTGACATTGCCGTCAAGGAGTTTGATTCTCAGGTGAAGGCATATCAAGCTGAGACGCAGCGTATCAGTGCTGTGCAGGCTTCTATGTCGCCTGAGCAGATTCAGGACATCGTGATGGGCACGATTGCGGCGGCGATGGACACGGGTGACCTGATTGCCGGTGCTCCGCAGATGCGTCAAGAGATGCCAGAAATGATGGAGCAAATGCCAGAGCAAATGCCACAACAAGGGATGCAAAATGAAGGCATGTGATTTCGTCGGGATGTTGTTCCTGGCCCGTGATGTGGCCCATTCGGTGCATCTGAACACCCGCAGCTTTGCCAAGCACAAGGCGCTGCGCCACTTCTACAATGACATTGTGGACTTTGCCGACAAGTTTGCCGAGGCTTATCAAGGCAAATACGGCCTGATGGGTCCGATTTCTCTGATGTCTGCCAAGAAAACGACCAACATTGTTGAGTTCTTGCAGGATCAGGTGGAAGAGATTGAGGCGGAGCGGTATAAAGTTGTGGATAAGGACTGCACGCCGTTGCACAATATCATCGACGAGATTGTTGCACTGTATCTTTCGACTCTGTACAAGCTCAGGTTTCTTGCATAAGGTAATATGATGGAACTTCTTCGCCCCCTTTCTGATGCCAACTACCCTGCTCGCACGGTAGCCTATACTGACACTGCGGGGAGCACTTCGACGTGGCCCCCAGGGGCTGAAGGCGTGGTGGTCTGGTCTACAACCACATGCTATGTAGCTGTTGGAGTGGGCGCTACGGCGACGACTTCAAGCACTCCAATTCCTGCCTACACGCCGATTCCGTTCTATTTGGAACCAGGTTCTGGTGCACCGTGGCGCGTAAGTGCAATCCGCGTCGGTGACAGCGGAAGCATTTACTGTAAACCGATCAACATTCGATGAGCTGGGGTATCGGCCTTCGCAACTCAGTGGCAATTGGCCTAGCGGGGATTGTCACACTTTTCTCTGGCACCCGCGATAGTGGGTCGTCTGTAAGCAACCTTCTCACCGAATCAGGCGACAACCTCGTGCAAGAGGATGGCGGCTTGATCTTGTTGGAATAACAAATGCCTACCGTATCCCTCTCAATTTTTGGCGGCGTTGGCGCTCAGTTTTTTGACAACAACGGTGTCCCGCTGTCCGGTGGCAAGATTTACACCTACGAGGCTGGCACATCAACACCGTTGGCAACGTACACGTCAAGTACTGGCGTCACTGCTCACACAAACCCTATTGTGTTGGACGCTGCTGGAAGGGTGCCCGGAGGTGAAATTTGGAACCAGTTGCGGCTCTACAAATTTGTCCTTAAAACCAGCGCCGAGGTTTTAATTGCCACGTATGACAACGTGGGCAGCAGTTTTAACGCTACTGCAATTATTGCCAACTTCACGGGCAACGGCTCCACTGTTGCATTTACGTTGGCAAGCGCACCCGCAGGCGAAAACGCAACCAACGTGTACATCAACGGGGTGTACCAGCAAAAGAATACTTACAGCGTTGCTGGCGCTGTTCTTACCTTCTCAGAAGCGCCTCCAGTTACTTCATCAATTGAAGTGAACTACGTCTAAGGAACAATCATGGCCGACACCAAAATCTCCGCGTTAACTGGCGCAACCACCCCGCTTGCCGGCACCGAGGTGTTGCCGATTGTTCAAGGCGGCGCAACTGTAAAAGTGTCTGTTGCAAATTTGACTGCTGGTCGTGCAGTTGCAACGGCTGGTGGCTCGTTTACTGACAACGTTACTCAAAGCACCGCCGGCAAAGGCGTCAACTTTACCGCCAACACCCCCGCAGCGGGCATGACGAGCCAGTTGTTGAATTGGTATGAGGAGGGGACTTGGACGCCTGAATATCAAACAACAGGGTCTGCGCCAACCATCACATATCTTGTGCAGTTGGGTCGCTACACCAGAATCGGGCGAATTGTTTTATTCAATATTGAATTGGTCACCACAGCCAAGACAGGCGGAACCGGAAACATGCGTATTGGTGGATTGCCGTTTACAATCGCGCAACGATACAGTGCCTTGCCTGTTTCCTCATATTGGCTCGGCTGGACCACAGCTGCTCCAATTACAGGGGTCGGTGTTAATGGAAATACATTCTTTGAGTTGTATTCTGACAATGCGACTAACTCAACCGCAGTCCCAATCGCAAACCTTACCGACTCTGCCGTTTATCTGTATATGTCAGGAAGCTACCTCGTTTAATATATTAAGGAATTATAATGGCGTTGACAAAAGTTTCCTATTCAATGATTGACGGTGCTCCTGTCAATGTTGAAGACTTCGGCGCAGATGGAACACAAGCAGGTGACAGCTCGGCCATCAAAGCTGCAATTACTGCTGCTGCCGGTGGGCCGATCATTTTTCAACCACGGCGCTATTTTTGGGATAGCACCACAATTTCTGCGGCGTCCGTCAAGTTCTGGGGTAGCGGGATGCCTTCTGTCAATGCGGCACGAACTGCACTTGAAGGAACAGCGACGATAATTCAAGGCAACTTGACGTTCACAGGCACAAGCGTTGAACTTCGGGACTTAGGCGCAGACCGAGGTTCGGCTGCATTTGGCACGGGTAGTGATGCCATTAAGCTATCACCTACCACTTACAACACCGGGCGGCTTGCCGTTCTGCAAAACGTTGCTGCCATCGGACGGAGCGCCACCGACGCTTTTCATAGTATTCTGATTGAGGGTTATGAGCAAGCGTCGCTCATCAATTGCGTAGCGGCGGTGAATATGTTTTGCGGCGCGATTAAATCCCGGAATGTGTCAGTTAGCGGATTTCGCGCTATTAACGGGCAGAACTTGCTTATCTTAAAATCCGACACCGCAGGAACTGGTGCAGGTTCATTGGCAAATGTTAACGTCACAAATGTAAATGGTGAGGGTATTGCGTCTACCGCTTACGGCATCCGCGTACTAGCAGACAATGTCGGCATCAGTAACCTAAACATATCGGACGTAAACATCACGGATACAGATGAGCTTGTATCAATTGAAGCCGCAACCGGCGTAGCAATTTACAATGTCAACGTCAGCAACATCAACGGCCACAATGTCCGTACCTTTGGCTTAAAAACAGGCGGCGCAGGTAATTTTTACAATATATCCTATTCCAATATTAACATGACTGATCTTGGATCCCGTGCGGCGCAATTCCAAGGCGGCGGCTACTACACAGTTAACGATTGCTATTGCTCGATGAAAGCAGGCTCCACCACGCAAGCGGCTGACTTCTTCCGCGTTGAAAGCGGTGTTGGTGGCTTTAAAACAGATGGTATGACGCTTGTCGAAAATTTTGGCGCAGGCGCAACTATTCCAACGCTTTTGCTCAACCTTGGCCGATCCATAACAACGCTTTCCAATATTAAAGGGAAAGTTGGTGGAACATTGCCTCTTTACGGGTTTTCAATCCAAGACGCTACTGGCGCGACTACAACCCTTAATCCCCTTGTTGATCTTGACATCATGAAAAGTTTCATGAAGTTGTCAGCCAGCGCAAACTGCACAATTGTCAATATTACTTCAACGCTTCCGTCTGGAACGGCATTGCCTGAAGGTTATATCGTATCTTTTTTGGCAACATCTGGTTTTAACTTTGTGTTTCAACACAACAGTAATGTACGCACACGAAGTGAAACAGACGTAACACTGACACTTAACGACATTTTGACTTTTATTTGGGGCGGGACATCTTGGCACCAAATGGACAATACTTCGTAATTTTTAACTTGTGTTAGTTTAAATAACTAAAGAAATTTTGCAAAACTCAACAACCTTGACAGGCGTTTCCTTAGTGCATAATCTAACAACTGTACCGGCCCAGTAGACCGGGGAATCTTAGGATTCACAAATGACAGAAGAAGTGCAAGTCTCAGCGGAAGTGCCCGCGCCAGAACTGGAAGCTACGGCAGCCCCAGAAACTGAAGTTATTCAGCCGGAAGAAAAGCCATCGGAAGCGAGCAAGACCTTCACACAAGAAGAACTTGACGCAGCCATTGGTAAACGCCTTGCTCGTGAGCAACGCAAGTGGGAACGTGAACAAGCGCAGCGTGTGGCTCAGGCCCAGGCTCCGCGTATGCCGGTGGAGATTCCGCCTGCGGATCAGTTCGAGTCGGTTGAAGCGTATGCTGATGCATTGGCAACGCGCAAAGCCGAGGAGCTGCTTCGTAGCCGTGAAAGCCAGCGGCAACAGCAAGAGGTGCTCAGTGCCTATCATGATCGTGAGGAAGATGCTCGCGGGAAATATGAGGACTTTGAACAAGTCGCATACAACCCAAAGCTGCCAATCACTAACGTGATGGCTGAAGCGATTCAGTCTTCAGACATTGGCCCTGATGTAGCTTACTTCTTGGGATCTAACCCCAAGGAAGCTGAACGTATCTCCCGTTTGTCGCCTTACGCGCAGGCAAAAGAAATTGGTAGGCTTGAGGCCAAATTGGCTGATAGTCCACCTGTAAAGAAAACTTCAAGCGCGCCAACGCCAATTACTCCTGTGACTGCTCGGACAACCGGCAGTCCTGCTTACGATACAACTGACCCGCGTTCTACTAAAACTATGACGACGAGCCAGTGGATTGAGGCAGATAGACAGAGGCAATTGCGCAAGTTGGAAGCACAGAAAAACCGCTAATCACTTCTTAAAGGAAAATTCGTCATGGCGAATAGTATTCTTACCATTGATATGATTACTCGCAAGGCTCTTGAGATCCTTGAGAATAATCTGGTTCTGACCCGTAACGTCAACCGTCAGTACGACGACAGCTTTGCTGTTGAAGGTGCCAAGATCGGTTCCACCCTGCGTATCCGCCTGCCTGACCGCGCTCTGGTGACGGACGGTGCCGCCCTGCAAGTTCAGGACGACAACGAGCAACACACCACTCTGTCTGTTGCTTCGCAAAAGCACATTGGCGTGAACTTCACCTCTGCCGAATTGACCATGCAGTTGGACGATTTCGCAGAACGTGTTCTGAAGCCTCGTATCAGCCAACTGGCTTCTTCAATTGATGCTGACGTCGCCAATGCTTACAAGACCATTGGTAACTCTGTTGGCACTCCTGGCACGACCCCTGGCACCTCGTTGGTTCTGCTGCAAGCCCAGCAAAAGCTGAACGAAAACGCTGCCGTGATGGGCTCCCGTTATGCCACCGTCAACCCTGCCGCTAATGCTGGTTTGGTTGAAGGCATGAAGGGTTTGTTCAACCCCACCGACACCATCAGCAAGCAGTTTAAGAATGGCATGATGGGCACTGGCGTTCTGGGCTTTGATGAGATCAACATGTCTCAATCAATCAAGGTTCACACCACCGGCTCGCGTGACGCTTCTGCCTCCACCTTGGTGAAGACCCCTGGCGTGACGACTGAAGGCGCTAGCACCATTCTGCTGGAGCAAGGTTCTGTCACCACGACCATTAAGGCTGGCGATGTGTTCACCATTGCTGATAGCTTTGCGGTGAATCCTCAGACCCGTGAGACGACTGGCTCGTTGTTCCAGTTCGTTGCCTTGGCTGACGCAACCGCTGTTGCTGGCACTTGGACTGTGACCGTTGCTCCGATGTATTCTTCGGGTCACGCTCTGGCCACCATGACCGCTCTGCCAGTTACCGGCAAGGCTGTTACGTTCTTGGGCGCTGCTTCTAGCCAGTACGCTCAGAACTTGGTCTACCACAAGGATGCAATCACCTTTGCAACCGCTGACCTGTTGCTGCCCCAAGGTGTGGACATGGCTTCCCGCGCTGTTCACAACGGTATTTCGCTGCGTATCGTTCGTCAGTACGATATCAACAACGACCGTATGCCTTGCCGTATTGACGTTTTGTATGGCTACAGCACGATCCGCCCCCAAATGGCTGCTCGTATCTGGGGCTAAATTGATTAAGGGGCTTCGGCCCCTTTCTGTAACTTTTTAAGGAAATTATCATGGCACTCCCAAAAGTTGGTGATGGCTACCAAGCCGGTGACGGTAACGTCAATGAAGTTCTGAATGTTGGTGCAGCAAACCAAGCAGTTGCTCTGGGTTCTGGCACTGGTGGCGTTACCATTGGTAGCGCTGCGGCCTCCAAAGTTGGCGTTTACGGCAAGACCCCCGTTGTGCAACGTGCCTACAGCTCTGCTGTTCACGCCACTTCGGCCGTTGCAACTTCTTCTTCTTTCGGCGCAACTCAACTGGCTGCTCTGCAAGAGATCCAGCTGACGCTGATCGGTCTGGGTGTTTGGGCTACCGCCTAATAACCTGAGGGGCTTCGGCCCCTTTTAAGGGAACATGAAAGTTATCTTCTGCATTCCAACGCTAAAGAAGCCCTATCAAGTCACGCTTGATAGCCTTGCTGCTTCCATTCCTCTTATCAAAGAGGCGGGATGGGATGAGGGCATGGTGTCGGAGATTGGTTGTCCGTACATTTCCCATGCACGAGCAACCATGCTGCGTAAGGCTTTGGATGCCAAGGCGGATGTCATTGTTTTCATTGACCATGATGTGTCATGGAAGCCTCAAGATCTTTTGACATTGATTGAGACCAAAGGCGATGTTGTCTGCGGAACCTATCGGTTTAAGAAGGATGATGAGGAATACATGGGGGCTGTGCTATCAAATCCAGATGGCACACCGATGGTCAGGGAGGATGGCAACCTGTTTGCGCATTCAGCACCCGCTGGATTTCTGAAGATCACTAAGGAAGCGGTTCATAGGTTCATGACCGCTTACCCTGATTTGGTCTATGGGGAGAAGTATTCCCCTTATGTAGACCTGTTCAATCATGGCGCCCATAAAGGAACGTGGTACGGTGAGGACTACGCTTTTTGCCGTAACTGGCGTGAATGCGGGGGAGAGATCGTGCTTGTTCCAGACCTGGATATTTCACACCACACCACCGAGCAAGAATACAAAGGAAACTTTCACAATTTCCTACGTAGACAGCCCGGCGGTGACCTATGTAAGGACTAAGAAATGCCTAATACCAAAGCTGTTGGCGTTGCTTACGAAGACCCACAACTGGACGCTGCTATTCTTAGCAAGTCTGGCGGTACTGTGGGCTTCTACGGCACGACGCCTTCTTCCCAACGTGCTTCTTCTGTGCAAGCCACGTCTAACCTTGCAACTTCTGCATCGTTTGGCGCGACTCAACTGGCGGCTGTTCAAGAGATCATGAACACGCTGTCTGCACTTGGACTGTGGAAGGGCTCGGCTTAATCCGAGTCTGTATGCAGAACGCAATCAGGGGCCATTCCTGGAATGGTCTCCTGTTTGCACTTAGTAGGAATGAAATGATCATCTATCTAAAGCATCATCAGCACGGCACCAAGATCGCCACGATGGAACTTGAGGCCCAACTTGATGAATCAAATGGATGGGTGCGCTATACTCACGACACGCCTTCTTTGTCTGAAGATGCGGCTCCCGTGAACGAACTGGAAGTTAAGCGTCGGGGACGACCACCCAAGACACAAACGCAAGGAGCGTAAGCAATGGCGACAGCCGGTGACACTATCAATTCGGCACTCCGGCTGATTGGTCTACTCGCTGAAGGCGAGACACCCTCGGCCGAGACATCTCAGGATGCACTTTCGGCCATGAATCAAATGATTGATTCGTGGAACACCGAGCGGCTGATGATTTATAGCACTCAAGATCAAGTTTTCACTTGGCCTGCGAGTGTGTTGCAACGAACCCTTGGCCCCACTGGTGACTTTGCCGGCAATCGTCCTGTTCTGCTGGATGATTCAACTTACTTCCGAGATCCTTCAACCAATGTGTCGTTTGGCATCAAGCTGATCAACCAACAGCAGTACAACGGTATTGCTGTCAAAACGGTGACTTCTACTTATCCACAGGTTATGTGGGTAAACATGGAGTTCCCCAACATCCAGATGAGCATCTATCCAAGGCCTACGCGGGACTTGGAGTGGCACTTTGTCTCTGTGAGCGAACTGACTCAGCCGGCAACGTTGGCGACAAATCTGTATTTGCCACCTGGATACTTGCGCGCGTTCAAGTACAACTTGGCCTGTGAGATTGCTCCTGAATTTGGTGTTGAGCCTCCGCCAACGGTTAGCCGTATTGCGATGACTTCTAAGCGCAATCTAAAGCGCATCAACAATCCTGATGACGTTATGAGTATGCCTTATTCGCTGGTTGCGACGAGGCAGAGGTTCAATGTGTACGCTGGCAATTACTAAGCAATGAAAACGCCCATCCTCGGCCAGTCATACGTTGTCAGGTCTCTGAACGAGGCGGCCAATCGGCTTGTCAACATGTTCCCTGAGATCGTGCCTGACGGTGGCAAGGAACCTGCGTTCTTCATGCGAGCCCCCGGACTGCGCAGGCTGGCGACGATTGGCAATGGCCCAATCCGTGGACTGTGGGCATATGGCGGTTATGGTTACGTTGTCAGTGGACAAAATGTGTATAAGTTGTCCACAAACTGGACCTACACGGCTATTGGCACGGTGACTGGAACCGGGCCTGTCAGCATGTCGGACAACGGCACACAGCTGTTCATTGCCTGCAACGGTCCCAGCTACATTTATAACGCTTCTACAAGCGTGTTTCAGCAGATCACGGACGGGGACTTCCCGGGGGCCTCTGTCGTTGGCTATCTGGATGGGTACTTTGTATTCATCGAGCCAAACAGCCAGCGCGTGTGGGTGACGAGCCTGCTTGACGGTACGGCAGTGGATCCGTTGGACTTTGCCAGTGCTGAAGGCTCTCCTGACGGCTTGGTGTCAATGATTGTTGACCATCGAGAGGTCTGGCTGTTTGGAACCAACTCTGTTGAAGTCTGGTACGACGCCGGTTTGGCTGACTTCCCTCTACAACGTGTGCAAGGTGCGTTCAACGAGATAGGCTGTGCGGCAATCTACTCTGTTGCCAAGTTGGACAATGCCATCTTTTGGCTTGGTTCAGATGCTCGCGGTAATGGCATTGTCTATCGGGCAAATGGTTACACAGGTCAACGTGTCTCAACCCATGCCATTGAATTTGCCATCCAGAGCTATGGCGACATTTCTGATGCAGTTGCTTACACGTATCAGCAAGACGGCCATCCTTTCTATGTCCTGACCTTTCCATCGGCGAATGCGACTTGGGTTTATGACGTTGCGACCCAGGCATGGCATGAGAGGGCGGCGTTCGTTAATGGTTCGTTTATTCGTCATCGAAGCAACTGCCAGATGAACTTCAATAGCGAAGTCATTGTTGGCGACTTTGAGGACGGTCGGATTTACGCTTTTGATCTTGATGTGTATTCGGACGACGGAGCCATCCAAAAGTGGCTTCGCTCATGGCGAGCACTGCCGACGGGTCAGAATAATCTGAAGCGTACTGCGCAGCACAGCCTTCAGTTGGATTGCGAGTCAGGGGTTGGGTTGAATCTTGGCCAAGGCAGTGACCCTGAGATCATGATGCGCTGGTCTGACGACGGCGGGCATACGTGGTCCAACGAACATTGGTCAAAGATGGGCAAGATTGGCGAGTACTATCGCCGGGTGTTTTGGCGTCGTTTGGGCATGACCCAAAAGTTGCGGGATCGGGTGTATGAGGTGTCTGGCACTGACCCTGTGAAGATTGCCATCACTGGCGCTGAACTAATCCTTAGCCCGACGGGCGCGTAATGGCAAACGTCAACCTTACAAACATCACGCCACCTCGGGTGCCTTTGTTGGATCCAAGGTCTGGGATGATTTCGCGTGAATGGTATCGGTTCTTCCTCAACCTGTTTGAGTTGACAGGCGGCGGGCAAAACACGACTTCGTTGAAAGATGTGCAGCTCGGCCCACCGATTCCGGCTCAAGAGGACATTGGCGAGATCGTTATTGACATTGACTCGCTTGAGAAGCGGCCAAGTCAAGAAAGCGCGCTTGAACAGATTGCCGAGTTGCAGAAGCAAATTGAGGCGTTGGCGGTTCAAGTGAAGCCCGAGTTGGGCACACTGAGTCAGCTTCAACAAGACAATGTGCCGTGGTTACAATTTGACACCACGCCGGCTGGGTTTCCTACTGGCCCGCTTGCCAACGGCACGGTGTACTGGGATGACGCTGACGCCATCAAGACGCTCAACATTGTTATGGAGGATAGCGGCGAGGTCATCCAACACGTTGGTGAGGAAACCTACTACCGGGTCAAGGCCAGCGCCACTATCACCGAAGGGCAAGTCGTCATGTTCACGGGCACCGTGGGTGCCTCTGGTGGGCTGCGTGGCGCACCGGCCACTGGGTTGACCTCAACGCAGAGCGAATACATTATGGGTGTTGCCACCCAGAACATTGCCAACAATGGATGGGGTTACGTCACATGGTTTGGTGAGGTCAAGGGTGTCAACACCACTGGCGGCGCAGAGGCTTGGGTTGACGGGCAGATTCTGTACTACAACCCTGCTGTTGCAGGTGGTTTGACCAAAAACGTCCCCACGGCCCCCAACCCCAAAGTTATTGTGGCATCGGTGGTTAATGCGGCCAGCAACGGTATCTTGTTTGTCCGACCCACATTCGGATCGGCTTTGGGAGCAACCGACTCCAACGTTGAGATCACCGGACTTGCAAATGGTGATCTTCTTCAGTACGACTCAGTGCAGGCCCGCTGGGAGAACGTGCCCGCTTCATCCGTTATTGCTGGCACGACCACGGCCCCTGTGACCAAGACGGCGGACTTTAGCGTTGCCACTGGTGAGACATGGCTTATCAACAACAAGTCGGGCTCGTCCTGTACTGTGACCTTGCCGACAGCCAGCTCCAACACGGGGCGAGTTCTGAATTTTCAGAACTACCAAGCCCAGACCCTTGTGTCAGCTTCGAGCAATGTGGTGCCACTGGCCGGTGGGTCTGCGGGCACAGCAATTCTGCAAGCCGTTGCCGGAGCTAACGCGACTTTGGTATCTGACGGTACAAGTTGGATAATGACGAAATACGATTCCAACAACTCGTTGGAATTGGAATAAGGAGAATTTAGAATGACAGTTACCGTCAGAAACATTGTTCCTGCCAAGACGGCAGAGAACACACAGACCACCCAGTACACCGCAACTGGCGTAACGACCATTATCGACAAGTTCACCGCGACCAACTACAGTGCGACGGCAGCGACGATCAGTGTTAACTTGGTTACGTCCTCCGGCTCCGCGGGCAACAACAATCTGATTACGAAGACTAAAACTCTTCAACCTGCCGAAACTTATACTTTCCCTGAGCTCGTGGGACAAGTGCTGAATGTTGGAGACTTCATTTCAACAATCGCAGGCACAGCAACGGCCATCAACATCCGTGCAAGCGGGCGTGAGGTTACATGATTGAGCACTACTTCAGTTCTGGCGTGTACGCCAAAGAGACTCGCATTCCTGCGGGTAGTTGGTTGGTTCAACATGCTCACCTGCACGATCACATGTCTATCTTGGCGAGTGGTTCTGTGGAACTGATGGTAGATGGAAAAACTTCTGTACTTCATGCGCCTGCCTGCCTGACAATTGAGGCAGGTAAACATCACGGCGTAAGGTCAATTACAGATGTTGTTTGGTACTGCGTTCATGCGACCAACTGCACTGATGCTGATGAAGTTGATGATGTTCTTATCGCATCTCCTGATGTCGATACGATGCAAGATATCGCTCAGAAACTGAGCAAAGGAGACTGATATGCCGTGGGGAATAATTGGTGGTGGGATCATAAGTGGTTTGATTGGCTCAAGCGCATCTAGCAAGGCAGCCAAAACTCAAGCCGCATCAGCAGATCGTGCCGCACAGCTCCAAAAGGAGATGTTTGAGCGTCAGATTCAGCTTCAGGAGCCGTTTCGCCAAGCGGGGCTGACTGCTCAACAGCGGTATTTGCAGTTGATGGGCCTGCCAAGTGGTGCAGCCCCAACCATGCGTTCTGAAGGCGAGTTGCGTAATGCTCTGGCCGCTCAATACATGCGCCCAGGTACCGAAGGCCGGTATGAAACCCAGTATGGCGGCGGTTATGGCGGAGATGCTGGAGGCCAACAAGTCTTCATTCCTGGAACGCCTGGAGTTGCTGACGAAGCTGGCCTAAATGCCGCGATTCAGGCGGCAATGGCGCAGGATAAGGCCGCTCAAGAAGCTTACCAAGCACAGCAACAATCGCCTGACTTTGGCAAGTATGCCCGTGACTTTGGTATGCAGGACTTCCAGCAAGATCCTGGCTATGCGTTCCGCATGAGCGAAGGCCTGAAGGCTCTTGATCGTCAGGCAGCGGCGCGAGGCGGTCTCATCTCTGGAGCGGCTCTGAAGGGTGCGCAACGATTCGGCCAAGAAGCGGCTAGCCAGGAGTTCACCAACGCATTCAATCGTTACCAGACCAACCGGGCCAATCAGTTGCAGCCATTGCAATCACTGATGGGAACAAGTCAGACGGCGGCTAACACGCTCGGAAATGCTGCTCAAAGCTATGCACAAGGTGCTGGTGAGGCTTATATGGGTGCTGGCAATGCTAGAGCGTCCGGTTACATGGGACAAGCTAATGCGCTGTCCGGCGCGATTGGGCAAGGGATCAACGCTTACCAAGGGCAGCAGTTCTTGAACAATATGCAACTTAGACGTCCCGGCGGCAGCAACTATGGTGTTGGAAGTTCCATTTCCTATCTGCCAGATGACCGTGACATTGGGGGATATTAAATCATGCCAATTGACCCAAGAATCGCAATGGGCTATCAAGCCCCACAGATTGAATCTCCGCTGAATCAATACGCTAAATTCCAGCAGATTCAGAGTGGCCAACAAGCGAATGAACTTGCTCGGATGCAAATGCAGGAGTATCAGCGCGGCTTGCAGGAGCAGGAAAACTTCAGAAACATGCTGTCTGGGGCTGATGTCAGCACACCAGCAGGCCGATCAAAACTATTGTCTGCTGGCAAGCCAGGAATTGAATATGTCAAAGGTCTTGAAGCCATTGAACAAGGTCGGACAACTCAAGCAAAGAATCAACAAGATTTAATAAAAGCTGCATTTCAAAACTCAGCTTCTGCATTGTCGCAAGTCAACAGTTTTGCAGATGCAGAAAAGTACATTAACAGCATTTACGCCGACCCTGTAATCGGCGAATTCTTGCGCAGCAAAGGTGCAAGCCCTGACAGCGCACAGAAAAAGTTGATGAAAATTGCAACAGGGCCAGACCCTGAAGCTCAGTTCAACCAATGGAAATTTGAGAACGCAGCAGGCATTGAAGCTGCCCAAAAACAATTTGGAACGCAAGTAATTAACACGGCTGGAGGGGTTCTTCAGTACGACCCAAGAACCGGGGTTACAAAAATGATCCCAGGCACAAGCCCTGCTGATCGTCCAATGACCAAATCCGAGATTGAAAGAAATGCCATTGCTCGCGAAGGTTTAGAACTTAAAGCTACTGCGGCCGAAAACAAGCCTGTTGTCAAACCATTAACGGAAGCGCAACAGATTAAATTAAAAGAAAACATTGCAAAAGATAGGCAAGTTGTCTCTTCAATAGCTGCAAGCGAAGAAACAATGACTTCTGAAATTGAAAGGTTGCTAAAGCATCCAGGCCTTAAAGGAATCACAGGTTACACAGGGATGCTTCCAACTTTGCCAGCTAGTGAAGCTGGAGCGGCTAAGAATATTTTGGAAGGCATTCAAGGAAAGGTCAAAACTCTTGGCCGTGAACTTGCATCACAATCTGGAAAACTTGGCAACATGGCGGTGCAAGAATGGAAGTTTGTAGCTGATGCCGTTGCAGCTCTTGACCCAAGAAGTAAAGATTTTCCGAATCAGCTAAAGCTGGTTCAAGAATCAATAAAAGGTCTGAAAGATAGAAGTCGTGCAAAGTTTGAAGAAACTTACCCTGATCTTGCTGCTGAAAATGCTCCTGCAAAGCCGGGAACACCAAACATTGATGATTTACTGAACAAGTACAAATAATCATGGCAACACTTGAGCAACTTAGCGCGGCATTGATCAAGGCTGATGCTGCGGGCAATGCAGATGATGCAAAAGTATTTGCCGATGAAATCAGACGGTTAAAAGCATCGCAAGCACAACCTAAAGTTGAGCCAACTTCTGAAGGCATGCCGGCAACAAGGCGTTTTGATTTTGCTACGGCAACTCCGGAAGAAAAGAAACAAATTGTCCGACAATCTCTTGCTGGAGGTAATCCTGTTGTAAACGTCGCTGGCGGAGGGTTGCGAGGAGCTGGATCAATTGGCGCAACGTTAATTAGGCCATTTGAATCTGCTGAAGAAAATGCACAAAGAAGAGCGGACATGGATGCTGCTCTTCAACAACTTGGGGCAAAGCCGGAATCGTTTGGCTTTCAGGCTGGAAAACTTGGTGGTGAAATAGCTGGAACGGCAGGCGTTGGCGGATTGTCGGCAAATGCATTGAGAGCAATTCCAGGCGCCACAACCGTTGCCCCTAATTTTATTAACGCGCTCAGAACTGGCGGTTTTGGAGCAGGGAAGATTGCTCCTTCTGTTGCCGCTGGAGCTACCGTTGGAGCCGGCACAAGTGCGTTGATTAACCCGGCTGATGTTGAAACTGGTGCGGTAATTGGCGGCGCAATGCCGCTAATTGGTAAAGGTGTGCCAGCCGTTGCCAGCGCAGTTACTCCAAATGTTGTCAAAGAGGCGTTTGCGGCAGGTAAGAAAAACGCAACCGCGTTCATTGACAATCTGCGCAGGAATGTACCGACGGATGATGTTCTTGAAACATTGAAGGATGGCATTTCTCAGATGCGAGATGATGCTTCTACAGCATATGTAACGTCAAAAACTGGTTGGGCCGCTGATAGAACCCCACTAGATTATGCAAAAGTTGATGCAGCAATTAACAAAATTGATAGCTCAATAACACATGCCGGCAAATCAATGATTGGGGCTGATGAGCAAAGAATTGTCTCTGAGGCAAAAGACGCTATTCAGCAATGGAAGGCTGCGCATCCAGTTCCAACAGCAATTGATTTGGACGCGCTAAAAAGACGACTGGATAGCATTTATCCAGAAAGTTCAAAACAAACCCAAGCAAAACGTGCTCTTTCTGAATTTGTTTCTTCCGTAAAGCAAACTATTACTGACAATGTGCCGGGTTATAAAGACGCAATGAAAGCGTATGAAACCCAGACAAAACTTGTCAGAGAAATCAGCGATGCATTGGGTGGCGGAGACAAGATCAAAAAAGAAACTGCCTTGAACAAGATTATGCAGGCCCTCAAGGGCACACCATCTGGTGACTACAAACAAGCATTGCTTGGACAACTTGAGGCTCAAACTGGGCAGCAACTTAAACCAGCAATTGCCGGTCAATTGATGTCTGATGTTCTTCCTCGGTCGCTTTCTGGCCGAGGCGCCCTTGGGTTGGGGGGATTTGCGGGAATGACAAACCCCGCTGTTTTGGCCGCTCTTCCGTTAACATCTCCACGGTTGGTTGGTGAAGTTGCTTATGGTGCGGGTAGGGCCGCAAGCGTCCTCCCAAGGATTTCTCAACAGTTTCCAGGTGGTGCTAATGCTCTTGCTGGATTGTTTAGGACATCTACGCCAACTCAACAGTTGATGGTCAACGCTCTCAGTCAAAACCAGTAACAGGGCCAACTATGGAAACCCAATTCATCTTTAACATCGCCGTCAGTGTTGCCGGTTTCCTTGGTGGCTGGATCTTGAGCCACATCTACCGAGCTATCGAGAGGCTTGATTCGGACATCCGATCAATGCCTGCTCGATATGTGCGCAGGGATGACTACCGCGACGATATGGCTGATGTTAAAAGCTTGCTGAGTAAGATCAGCGACAAGTTGGACCATAAAGTGGACAAACCCTAATGCTTACGCTCATCAGCACCATTTTCTCGTTCTTGGCTGGCGGCTTGCCTAAGTTCTTGGAGTTCCTCCAGGATCGCGGCGATAAGCGGCATGAGATTGAACTAGCAAGGATGCAGATTGAGCGTGAATTGCAGTTGCGCAAACTGGGCTTTGATGCCCAGGCAAGGCTGGAAGAAATCCGCAACGTCCAGGTTGAAATGGAGACGGTCAATCAGCAGATTCAATCTCGGATTGGCGCACAGGTTGAGGAGACCAAAGCCATCTACACCCATGATGCAGCCATTCAAGACGGCACCAGCACATGGATTAAGAACCTCCGGGCCAGTGTCAGGCCGGTCATTACCTACGGCTTCTTCCTGCTGCTGGTTCTGATCGACATCGGGCTATTTGTGCATGGCGTCAGGATGGGCGCATCGTTTGATAGCTTGGCTGCCCAGCTTTGGGATGAAGGCACCCAGGCGCTGTTTGCATCAATCATAGCGTTCCATTTCGGTGGTCGAGCCTTTGGCAAATGAAGATCTCAAAAGCCGGCGTAGACCTCATCAAGCACTTTGAGGGTGTCCGGCTCAAGCCTTATAAGTGTTCTGCACAGCTTTGGACTGTCGGCGTTGGACATGTGCTGTACCATGACCAGCACTATCTATCCATGGATGGCCGGCGGCACTTCCCGCTAAGGCCAGAACATAACCGTAGTTTTACCGAGGCCGAGGTAAATGAACTTCTACGAAATGACATCGCTCTTTTTGAGTCTGGCGTTGAAAGACTATGCGGCCGAAGTCTCGCGCAATGCCAATTTGATGCTCTGGTTAGCTTCGCTTTCAACCTCGGTATCGGAGCCCTGCAAAGATCAACCCTCAGAATGAAACTGACCCGAGGCGACATCAGAGGCGCAGCGGATCAGTTTTTGAGGTTTTGCAGGGCAGGTGGAAAGATCCTGCCGGGGCTACAACGTAGGCGCGTCGCTGAACGCGCCATGTTTTTAGGATGTGGCGTAGATCCCAAAGAAGATAATTAGCGTAAGAACAACCAGTAGAAGCCTTGCAACAAGAGAGATCATTTGATCTTCTCCACACGTACAGTTACGACCCTGACAGCAGTTGCCATTGCAGCTCATAGATCCTCTCCTTGTAAGCGTTTAGCTACTAAAGTTGCGTACCCAGCTACGTCTACCCAAGTATCGTCGTAATTCTCATCGCCATTGATGATTCTCGCGATCTTATGGCAAATCATGTCTAGGGCTTCCTGCTGGTCTGCTTGGAGCAGTTTGCCTCGGCGTTTGAGATGGATGTTGATTGTGAACTTAAGGTCTTGAGAGACCTCGGCGTGCTTTGCGAAGACACCGTACCGGCTGCCACGTTCTTTTAATGTTTCGTCAATATCTGACACGGTTTCCCCTTCTGAGTGATTCTGCTAATAGCCAGCGAGCTCCAAGCATTCTGACTGCTTTGACCCACTGGCGCTGGTTGTATCGATTCTGGCTGCGTGGAATGCTGGGAACATTCCATAACTGCCGAACAAGTTTTAGAGCGGTGATGTTCATGCAAATCTATACTTAATCGGCGTTCCCAGCTGGAAGACGCTGTTCACCATCTTTGACTTCATGCTGCGATACCGGCGCTGGTTCTCGTTGTGACACCGCTTCGGCATCGGCTTATCCTTCTTGTCTCCAATAGCGTAGATAGGCCTTGGATACCTCCTTGCGCCTTCCGCGTCGTAAGTCCAACCGAAGATGTAAACGCGCTTAGGCTTGAGCGGACTGGCTTTCATGAGCCGGCCAAGGATTGCCCCACTCTTATCCTTAGTCGTGCCAATGTGCGCGCATATCTCCACCGTTGTCATCGGCCCAAGTTCTTCTAAGGCTTTGAGCATTTCCTCCCCTCGACCCCACTTCTTCATTTCCAAACCCCCCATAGATCGTTGTTTGTTGCTTTTGGCGCTTTAGTTTTTACAGCCTTGGGCTTCAACTTCTTTTTTTCTGACTTCTCTTGTGCTCTTCGTAACTTCTGCATTTCTTGCAGTTCTTTCCGTACCGCTAGAATCTTCTTGTGCTCTGCGAGCAAAGCTTCCATTACTTCGTCGGGAGTCTTTACGTCGTCAGGGTTTGCGACTTCTAGCCATTCCCGCAGGTGCTTGATGATGACAACGACTCGTTGGGCCTTGACCCTGCCACCAGCCAGCGGGGGGCCTTTGATCGGGCGGCTCCTGGCAAACTTGCTTTCTCCTAACAGAATGCAGTCCAACCTAACATTGGGATAAAGCCGCTCCAAGCAGTTAATCTCAATCGTTGGACCTTCGCCTGGTGCCCAAGTTAAGAGTGATTTCTGAAGCAAGTGATTGACGTGTAACTTTTTACGCTCTGCCATAGTTTCCTCGATTGGCGGGGGCGCCGGGCGAACCCGGCTTACCTCTGCGAGACCCCCAAAACTTACAGCAGTTTGTCGATTTTGGCTTCAAGGATGCCGTTTCGGTGCTCAATGATGTACTTGCCTACTTGTTCGGCAGTCATCAAGCCCTTGTCAAACTGCTCAACAGCCCAGAGCATTTCGCCAGCGTCAAGCTCGGAATAGCACATGTCCTTCATTGCACGTGCGCGGGCTTGCTCGTAACGAGCCTCAGTGGCTTCTTGCTTGCGAAAGTAGTTATTCAGGTCGGTGTCGTTAGAGCAAAACATTTGGAGTCCTTCCGGTTGTTTGTTGCGATGTGTGTATTGTGCATATCCTACACTGCGCTGTCAACATCTAAATGATCAACGTGCCCACAAAGTTGTCTCTTTGCATCTTCCGCTCCTTTGCACACTAAGACGATGTATCCAGCTCCGCGCATATAGGCAATCCAATCCTTTTGATCCTCGCTAACCACACCACCTTTTTGCCGCTTCATCTCGATCCACATCATCCAGGCTGGGATGAACAAGTCGGGCACTCCAGCGCTTACTCCTTCGGCTTTTAGCCGAGCGGCTGTTGCAATGCTCCGGGCTCCGCCGTTGGGGATGGCAAAGATCCGGACGCCTTTGTGTGTCTGGCGAAACCAGCTGACAAACGCGCGTTGTTCTTCGTGTTCGGTTGGGATGTTCAAAATGGGACTTCCTCTATCCAATCTGGGCACTCGTTAAATGCGTGCGTGAACTCGTCTGGCGGCTTCAAGTCAAACATGCTGCACCAGCCAGCTTCGTTGTAGTTGTCGCATGTATGGCAGCACCTCGGTACTGGTTCTTTCTTTCTTGCTCGAAAAAGTACTACGGCTTGTGGTTCTGGCGGCTTGGTCACTTCCATTCCCTTCGGATGACTCGGTAAAACTTTCCGTCTTTTTTGTACTCAATCAATGATGGGGGACGTGAACCCTTCATTGACGCTACTGCCTCGTCCAGACCTTGAGCGTTCTTTTCTACTCCCGCTTGCCTTGCAATTGTTACAAATTGTTGGGCCGCTTTCTGGCCTGCGTAGCCATCGTGCAGCACTGGCAGATACTCAGTCACTGGCACATCGCTTAAGCCCCCGTAGTACGTTACAGCAAGCATTTCCTTGCCACTTGTGCGACTCAGGTGCTTACGCCATGCCCAACTTGTGACCTCAAGCTCAAGCCCCTCAACCCCCATGATGTCGTCCAGGTGCAGCACCAACTCTTTCTTTGCTGGAGGCGGGAAAGGATTGCCGCAAGCGGGACACTTCAAAGCAGAGATTGCACAAAGTTCGTCGCAGTTGTCGCACACCTTGACCGGTGCCTCTCCATTGCCAGACCCTGCTTTCTTCGGCGGCTGAACATTGGTGATAGGGCCATGCGTACTCACCACGCCTGCAAAGTCCAGCACTAGGCAATGGTCTGTGTGGCTTTTGGGGCGAAGACCACGGCCTGCCATCTGAACGTAAAGACTTGCTGACATTGTTGGGCGCAGCATGGCAATCAGGTCAATGTCCGGATAGTCGAAGCCTGTCGTCAAAACGTTAGCGTTGGTTAGAGCCCTGATTTCGCCGGCTTTGTAACGAGCCAGAATGTTTTCTCGCTCTGCTTTCGGTGTGTCACCAGTGATGCAAGCAGCAACGATCCCATTTGCGTTCATCTCATCAGCGATTGCTTGGGCGTGCTTTACACCCGCACAGAAGACCAGCCACGCTTTGCGATTTACAGCCTGCCAAATTATTTCTTCTACAGCGGCTTTGTTGTTTGAATCCGTGTTTACGGCAGCTTGCAGTTCTGACTCAATGTATTCACCACCTCTCTTGTGTACGCCATCAACATTTAGTTGCGACATGGTGATTTTGGAGCGTAATTTCGACAGATGCCCTTTGTGAATCAGTTCTTCAATGCTTATCGGCTCAATCAGATCGTCAAACAAAGCGGGTTTGTCTGTAATGAGGCCGTGACCTAGCCGATAAGGCGTAGCCGTCAAACCAACCACTCGCAAGGCTGGATTGATAGCCTTCAGTTCTGCCAGCAACGTCCTGTAACCGCCCTCTTCTTTGTGGTTCACGAGGTGGCACTCATCAATCAGCACCAGATCAATGTGGCCCAGCTCCTTTGACTTGTTGCGCACTGACTGGATTCCAGCAAAAGTAATGGGCTCGCCAAGTTGCTTTTTCCCAATGCTCGCGCTATAAATACCCATTGGCGCCCCTGGCCAGTGGAGTCGCATTTTCTCCGAGTTTTGCTCAATCAGCTCTTTCACATGAGTGAGCATCAAAACACGAGTCTCAGGCCACTGCTGCAAGGCGTCTTTGCACAAAGCAGCAACGATATGGCTCTTGCCGGACCCAGTGGGAAGCACCAAGCAAGGATTGCCTTCGTTGCTAGCGGCAAACCATTGATACAACTGATCAATAGTGCGTTGTTGGTAGTCGCGTAGCTTCATCCAGCCACCCTCGAGCCAGCCCATTCGCCTCTTAGCTTTTGAACAGCTTCATCGGCGCAAGCATCAGCATTGGCCAGCAGCTCTTTGCTTGAATAGACGCCATCCCCTGGCTCGCCATTAACTAGCTGCTTGCCGTTCACTATGTAAATTGCTTGCCACTCGTTCGCGCTCTCTTTGCGCTCCCACGGCACCAGATCCGGGTGCAATACGTGACTCTCACACCCTTGCTGTTGCGCCTCCACCGGAATCAGGTCATCCCAGCGTGCGCAGTGCCACGTGCTATCACTTAGCGCAGATGAATGCGCGCAGGTACGGCAATTGACTTGCTTCGTCGTCTTGCTTCCAAAGCACTGATCATGACCTGCGCAGTACTTGCATTCGTACCAGGTGGGGTTGGTGCTCAAAGGCTCCGGCATGCGGTCAGACAACGTAATGCGGCGACCACGGTCTACCAGCTTCTGAGCCGCTTCTTTGTCCAGATGCAACCGCTCTGTATAGATCCTGTCATCGTCCTTGCAGACTGCCACATACAACGCCCGGTCTAAGCCCGTGCCCAACATGTAGACCTGCATCTGAGCCCAATGCATCGGCTTCGCTTCTTGCACACCCTTTGCTTTCAATTCATTAAAAGACTTCAAAGAGTGCGTTTTAAACTCTGCGACGTGGGGGGTTTTCGCGGCTCCAGGCACATTCTTCTCAATCCGAGCATCAAGAGAGCCAGACACATGCGCCCCAAAATCAACTCTGCTTTGACCCGCCGATGGAACCCGAACGTCCAGGCCAATGGACCGAAGATCATTGATAATTTGCTGTTCTTCATTGTGACCCCTACGAAATAGCCGCAACATGCGGCCGGAAAACTTCTCGACAACTGCCCAGCGAAATGACAACCACAACCATCGGTCACACTTGTGACCCAGCATTGACGCGCCTAGGTGCGACCGTGGTTTTTCGTGACGTTCTTCATGCGCCTTGTCGATTAAAGACGCGATAGAATCCATCTCAGGTATTTGCATGTTAATCTCCTCGTTCTGCCCCCCGAAGGCAGTTGCCATTGCCCCTCAGCGCGAAAGCGTCAAGGGGCTTTTTTTTGCTTACTTCTTACCCCACGGAGGAGCAGCCTTGGCGCTGGACGGAACAGCAGGTGCAGCGGTCGGCAGGCTAGACATTGCGCCCATCACAGCCTTGAAGCCTTTCACTTCGTTGCGCTCGCCGTACTTGTCATCGTCCTTGACATCCAGCTTGATAACGAGACTTCCACCAATCAGTTGATCGGTGTCAGTCACACGGGCCAGCCCGATGGCTCGCATGATGTCGCCCAGCTGCTGGCGGCCAATCTCCTCGGCCTTGGGGTTTGGGTTCTTGATGTTCAGGTTTCCGAAGATCACACGACCCTGATGGGTTGGGCCAGTAATGCTGTACTTGATAGCGATGTACTCGCCAGTTCCAGCCTTCGTTTCCTTGACCTCGGCACCAGAGATAGTTGCTGAATACCAGCCAGCAGGCAGTGGGTTGAATTCAGTCGCGCCCTTGGGCAGATCGGAGACGTCAAATGATTGTGAAAGAAATGCCATGATTAGACCTTTTTGGTGATTGTGAAAGATGGCCTGGAGGCCGTGGTAGTGATTGCATCAAGCAGAGGAGCCGTGATTGACTCATGAGCAGACTTCCAAGCGCTCATGTTGATTTCCGGCTTCCATCGAAACAGAGAAGAGAGGTGTTCGGTCAGTCCGGCTTCCTCTGCTATAGACTGAAGCTTATCAGTATTGACCTTCCGGTCAAGCCTGCCAGCTACTTTTATTTCGTACATCCCAGCCAGTTCGTTCTTTGTGCCTTCCATCTGTTTGGGAATGCCAAGACATTCAACGAGTTGATCTTCAATGTCTCGGCGTCTGTCAGTGGCTGCTTTCTCCTCTTGCTTTGCTTCTTCCCATTGCGCAGCTAGGAATGCGGCGTCTGTCTTGATGAAGATTGTCATTTGTTCCCCCTTGCTCGGATGGCTGCGGCGCATCGACGCGCCTCTATATCTTCACGATTGTTGTCGCCCGTGTAGCGGGCGTCACATACCTTCGCAGAAGCCTCGCGTTCTGCTTCTGCAACGAGGACGGCGAAGCGTTCAAGCTCCTGCTGAGTGACCGTCCAAAAGTCGTTATGCCACGCGGGTTTCTTGTCGGAATCGCAAGCTTGCTGCATCAGCTTGATGATGTCGTCTCGGGTCATACATTCCCCCCAATCTTCGCAATCACAGCACCAAGATCCGGGCCTTCCCACGCGCCCAGCTTGCCGGAACGATCCTTAGCCAACCACAACCCGTCTGAGTCGCACATCAGCGCGCGTTGTGTGCCACCCTCTGCATCACGTTCAACTCGCAGCGCCAAAACTTCATCAAAAAAATACGGCAGAGATTGGCCGGTTTTGTTGCCGGGCATCGATGGGCTATACAGAACACGGCCCATCTCGTCCTGAGTCTTCTCCAGCTTCGCTGTCATCAGAACGTGGCGGCCTGGAAGATCACGGAATGCGCGGATAACGTCTGACATTTGTTCTTGCATTGACCCGTATGCCGCGCGGGGATCTTTGTTCGTCTTCTTCTCGTGGTTCAGTACCACCTCGGCGATCTCCGAGATTGAATCAATGGCCACAGATTGAAAGCTCTTTGCTTCGTCCGATTTTGTGAGCCATTCGTAAGCCTCCCTGAGGGCGTCCATTGAGCTAATCTCAATGAAGGGCACGTCGGCCCCGGCGATAGACAACAAACCGCCCTCGGCGCTGAGGACTACGGGGTTGGGCAATGTAGGAATAAGGGAAGTCTTGCCTGCGCCAGCAGCGCCGTAGACCAAAAGTTTTACACCCGAGGCGGCCAGTTGGCCGGTGGTTTTGAGATTGATTGCCATAGTGTTTCCTTAGAATGGCGCTGGTGGCGCAGGTGGTAGGGGTTCCTGGCGGAACGGGGTAGCGGGGGGCCTTGGCAAGGCCACTCCCTTGTATGTGGGGAATGGCCAGTTTTTCAGAATGCCACCTCGTTCAGCATGCAATCCGTGTAATTGAAAGCCAGATCCAATGCCTCGTCTCGGGTCTCGCAAGTGCCAAGCAATGAATACTTGCTAGGATAATCGGACGACCAGACAGTGACGTAAGCGCCGGTCTGACTTGCCCAAACTTTGTAAAAGCCGTCTTGATGAATGAGTTCCATTTTGCTATCTCCGTTTAGCTGCACCGTCAGGGGATCTGTTCGTGCAATGTTGACACTATAACTTGATGGGGCGTATGATGTCAACACCCCAACACAACATTTCTCACAATCATGCTTTCACTTGAACTCATCCGCGAACAGCTCCAAGACCGGCGACTGACTGTCATCGCAGAGCGTACGGGCCTGCATCCCAACACTCTCAGGGACATTCGGAACAACGAAGGATGCAACCCGTCTCACCGCGTTCTGGCGGCATTGAGTGAGTACATCAAGAGCAGTGCCCAGTCGGTCCTGCGCCATGGCTGACCTCTCCAAAATATTAGGCGGCCCCTGGTCGCCCCCAGTGAGCCCTGTGCCTGCGGCACCGGAAGTGCAATTTGCCGAGGCGATTCGGCGTTCTGGCCTAGATGTACCGCCGGAAATTATCTTAGATGGGAAGCTGCGTCGATTTAGGTCCACAGAATCAAAGAAGTTTGATCGTTCTGGCTGGTACGTAGGCCATGCAGATGGGATTCCTTGCATCACGTTCGGGTGTTGGCGTGAAGATATCACCCAGACTGTCAAAGCTGATATGGGCGGCAATAAGTGGACCCCAGCTGAAGAAATGGCTCACATCGCTCGGGTTGCAGCTGCAAAAAAACAGCGTGATGCCGAGATTGAGCGAGATCGAAGCGTTGCTGCAAGCACAGTAGAGACAATCTGGTCAGGTGGTGTGCAGGCCAGCCCAGAGCACCCATATCTGAAGCGCAAGGGCATCGAGGCCAATGGCGCTAGGGTAACGGGTGACGGGCGCTTGATGTTGCCTCTGTTCTCACCAGACGGCGAACTCTCAAGCCTCCAATACATTGATGAAGCGGGCGGTAAGCTATATCACGCCGGAGGCCAGACCGGCGGCATGTATTGGATGCTAGGAACGTTAGACCAGCCCGGTGTGCTTTACATCGCAGAAGGCTTTGCCACAGCCGCGACGATCCACCAGACCACAAACAGGCCCTGCATCGTCGCTTACAGCGCCGGTAATCTCGTGCCAGTCACAGGCTCGCTTCGTGAGCAGATGCCAGCTCAAGAGATGGTGATTGTGGCTGACCACGATGCAAGCGGAATCGGTCAGCGTTACGCAGAGCAGGCCAGTGCAAAGCATGGTGCGCGTATGATTCTGATCCCGACTCCGGGTGACGCAAACGACTACGCTCAAGCGGGAGCAGATCTTCTCATGCTGTTAGTACCGCCCAAAAGCGACATCATCACAAAGCTTAAAGCCGTCTTTGGAAACGAGCTGGGCACAGACTACGAAGCGCCTGATGAGCTGATTGAGGGGCTTCTGGTGATGGGCAGTTTGACCGTAACTTACGGAGATAGCAACTCAGGCAAGACATTCTGGGCTCTGGCGATGGCCGCTCATATCGCAATGGGCCGAGACTTCTGCGGCCGAAAAGTAGATCCGGGCCTTGTCATCTACTTAGCAAGCGAGGCCCCCGGCTCCATTCGCTCTCGAATGCAAGCTATGAAAAGGTACTACGACCACGATCTATCAGATCTAGTGATGGTGCCTTTGCCGATGAACTTTTACGAGGGCGACGAAGACGCAAACGATGTAGTCGATCTAGTCCGAGCCGTCTCAGAACTCAAGGGCAAGCCAGTTCGTCTGATTGTTGGCGACACTCTGGCCCGTATGAGTGCCGGGGCAAACGAGAATTCAGGCGAAGACATGGGCCCAGTGATGGCTCGGTTTGACCGAGTGGCTCAATCCACAAAAGCCGCCCTCCACATCATTCATCACAACGGTAAAGATCAAGCCAAAGGTGCACGCGGCTGGTCAGGCATTCGCGCCCACATCGACACCGAAATTGAGGTAGCAGAGAAAGACGGCACTCGATCAGCCAGCGTCACAAAGCAAAGAGAGCTACCCGGCAAAGGCGAAGCCATATATTTCCGTCTTGAAGTTATTGAGATGGGAACCACGAAATTCGGCAAATCGGCAACCACTTGTGTCGCAGTACACGACGAGCAGGCTGCTGATACAGCCTCAATAAAAGACTCAGAATTTGTTGCAGCGCGCAAAAGATTTGAGCGTGCTTGGTGCAAATCACACTGCGAAACCCATATCGGCCAGCCCTACTTGTCACGGTCGGCACTCCTAGATTTCTTGATAAGCAACGACGGATTCAAGCAATCAAAAGCCGAATCCATGTGCAAGCCAGATGGCCAAATGATCGGGCCGCTCTTAAGCGCAGACATGATAAAAACCGCTCAACATGGATGGATTGTTGTTGATAACCTGTGGATAACTTCCTTGCAGATCTTGTCAAACAAGGGTTGAAAAATTTAACGTCTAATGGTTTTGAGTCAATCAAAATTTGTACACTACGTGAAAAACACAACACAAGAAGGATTTAAGCCTCACTTCTTGTGTAAAAAAACTTTACGTACCGTTAAACACGGACACATGTAGTGTACAATCAAATTGCAGTAGCGTTAAAGACGAACTCTGTAGAGTCATAGGAAATTTAGACTCTACTATAAGTATAAGATTAACGTAAGTTAATCTAATACTTATAGCCCCTGCGGGGGGCTATAAGTTTAGATGAACTAACAAGCAAAGGATTGAATCAATGGACTACAAAGAGACTTTGAACATGCTTGGATGGATGGCTAAGAATGCCAAGCTCAGTGGAACAGACGCACGTGTCTTGACACTGATTGCCACGGGAGCAAATTACAAGACCGGAGAATTTTCAGCTAGCTATGACGACATAGCTCAAGCCTTGCGAACCACAAAGCAGTCAGTCATGCTTGCGATCAAGAGATTGGAAAAAGCAGGAGCCATCAAGAAATTGACGGAGCCAGTCGGGCGGGCGCCAGCGAACTACAAAATTCGAAGCCTTGACGATTTGCTGCTGCTTCATGAATCAGAAGAATTTAATCTTGCTTGGAGGGACTGGAGCAAAAAACGAGATGATCTTTTCTATCAGTTTGAGCAACAAATTGAAGAAGCCTCTGTAGGCTGCAAAGAATGCACAGATGATCAACTCTGTCCCAGTCACCAAGCTAGCCGTGAAGCTCTTTTAAACAGCCCTAAGGGACGTGAAATGCGGTTGTGGGACTCAGACAACCCGGCACCAAAATCGCACGTCAAAAAGGTGGCGTTTATTGAAATGGATAAGTTGTGAACCAATCAACCAGCAAAGTTAGGAGGTACTAACATGGATGAAGAAGCAGAAAATTCCAGACAAGAAATTCGTCGGGGTGGTGGCGGGGCTCAGCCAGGGGCGGGTAGGCCTGCGTTTGTGCCGACTGATGAAGAGCGTGAGTATGTTGAGAAGTTGTCGGGGATTGGGCTGGTGCAGGAGCAGATTGCGGCGCTGATCCGGGACGGCATTCACAGCGATACGCTGCGGGACCATTTTGGCAAGGAGTTATTAGCCGGTAAAGCAAAGGCAAATGCGAAGATCGGTGGGACGCTTTATCAGAAGGCAATCAATGGAGATACTGGCTCGCTTATCTGGTGGACTAAAACTCAAATGCGCTGGGCAGAAACTCAGAAGCATGAAATAGTACATACGGGTATTAGTATTACTGGCGCATTAGAGGCGGCCAAGGCACGGCTCATTGCCGAGGATGTCATTGACGCGAAGGTCGTAGAGCCTCGGCAGATCGAAGATGGGTCAGGACAGGGGGAGACGTAAAAAAAGGCCCCTGAGGGCCTTTTGGTGTGTTCTTAAGCCATCAATCTTGGAGTGAGCAAAGGATCAAGAAGAGTAGGACTAGAACGGCGATTTCAAACATGTTCAATGCTCCAGGCTGTTGGTTGAGTAGCGGTCGAGGATGACCCATGCTTTAAAGACTTGGTGCTGGTCTATTGATGGGATCGAGCCTATCTCGCGGGCCAGGGCTAAGAGAGCGACCATGGCCTCGCTGTACTTCGGGAGATTGGCCTCGGCCAGGATCTCGTCTGCCTCGATGATTGCCTGCATCATTTGGCGCACCTCTTGTATGCATCGCCTATGAGCGTGAAACGATAGCCACAGCTAGTGCACCCCAGCCTACGTCGTTTAACGTTGTGTACGGGGCTGTGACGCGTTTCTAGCACCCTTGCTGGGGCTTGGCACTTCGGGCAGTAGCTCATCTGTAGAACTCCTTCTCAATTGTGTGCGTGGGCACGTTGAATGTGATCGATGTGAGGATCAGGGCGATGCGGAATGGGTGGCCTGCATTGAGCAGGCTCAGAAGGTGGGCTTGGCGAGTCTGTTGCATGTCAGAAGTACATCCCGAAGACGAGGCCGGCGATGATGCCAAGGGCGATTGCGAAGATGGCTTGTTTCATGCTGCCACCTCGGCCACAACGATGCGCGGGGCTGCCCCCCCACGATATAGCCCTGGGTGCTGGCACGATTCCCACAAGAGGTGCTTTACTTGCTCTTCGAGCAGGGCGCGGTATTCCCCACGCACCCCATTTGCACGCGCAGCTAAAGAATTCGCGCGGGAAACGATGACAAGGCTTTCGGCTTCAAACTCGGCCACTTCAGCACCCTCAAGGGTGTCGGCTTCAGCAGGGAAAATGATTTGATAGTTGGTCATGATGTTCTTTTGATGGGGCCGGAGCCACTGGGTGATTTACATGCCGACCATAGCGGCGCGGATAGCGGTCTTGCTGTACGGTGCGCCGTCAGGGGTGCGGGTGATGCCCTGATCGTTTAATTCGTCCAGCATGTTGCTAGCAGCTTTCTCTCGCCCACCTGAGCAATTGCGAACGTGATCTAGCGCCATGCGGTAGAGGCCTTCGTCGTTGTTGACCCACAAAGCGACGTTCCAATGGTTGTAGTTCTTGTGGCCGTTGAATTTGCTCATGATGTGCTTCCTTTGTTGATGGTGGGTTAAGCGTTCTTGATGTCGTTGATGACGTGCGTGGGGCCGGAGCCCCTGGTTGTTAGATTGCTTTGACTTCAACGTTGTTGCCGCCGAACTCTTCAGCTTGCTCAACCATTGCTGCCCAGCTTCTGTAGCTGGCATCTTGCGCAAAGATTTCTTGAGCCTCTTCCTGTGAGGCCGCTTCATAGTTGCCGAAGTCGAGGCCATTTGCGCTGAAGTTGTATGTGTTCATGTTCATTCCTGGTTTGTTGCTGCGCTGTCTGTTAGTCATGTCGCGCAGTGATGTAAATGTACCCTACTTCTAGCGTCTGGACACTAGGGGAAACACTAGGTTGTGAGGTTCTTAACAAGCCTACGCGTTACTACCTACGTATTCAGCGCTCATGCCAGCCTAGCCATAGCTTGACGAAAAAAATCGAGGGGGGGGGTAGGGCCCTGCACGGCCGGTCAAGCTGGGGGAA